CATCGCCGCCAGCAACGCCGCCGCCGGCGTCTTTTACTGACCAGACCATGCCCGACCCTGCCAGCACCAGCGGAGCGGCCGTGATCGGCCTGTCAGCAACCGGCGTCACGCTGTTCGGGATTGCCCTGGGGCTGCGCCCGGAGCTTGTTCTCGCCGGCCTGTGGGGAGCCTTCTGGGCGCTCTCCTACGCCGACCCCATGCCGCTGCGCCGGCGTTGCACGCTGTCGATCACCGCGTCGATACTGGCCGGCTACGGAACCCCGGCGGCAATGGCGGTTGTCGACGGCATGGGCGCCATGCAGGCGGCCGGCGCGCAGGACAAGATCCAATACCCGGTGGCCGTCGGAATCGGATTCCTGGCACACCGCATCCTGGGCCCGCTCCTGATGCGCCTCGCGGCCAAGCGCGCTGAGGACGTGCTCAAGTGAGCTGGCTGCAGATCATCGGCCTACTCGAGGCGCTCGTGATTCTGGTGCTCACCGAGCCAGTACTCAACCGCATGAGCCCGTGCGCTCCGTTCATCATGCGCACGGCTTTTCATCTGATCGCGATCGGCAGCGCCATCCGCTTGTATCACATCCTCACCGGACACCCGCCAAGCTGGTCGGCGTTGCTGCAGGTTGGCGGCCTGGCGCTGCTGCTGATCTGCGACCAGTTGCGGCACGTGCGGCTGATCGACCGGAGGAAGGCGACGCGAGAGGCGGAGCAAGGGAAGCCGCCGGCGGCGACGGAATGAGAAAGCCGCCAGGAGGGGGCTTTCTTGCGATCTGCGGTCGGCGTCTTTTGCGATATTTGCCGGCCGTGGTACGCTTTCCTTTGTGGCTACGAGATGCTGTTTGGTTGTGCAGATTTTGTGCCGTTGCCAGGACAATTTGTGCCGTTTGGTGGCTGTTCCTGACAGATCGCTCTATCGTAAGTCTATGATTTTGCAAACGCCCGGATGGTGAAACAGGTAGACAAACGTCGACTATGCGTTAGGCCTGCTCATTTCTCTTGCCACTTGTCGTAGCGGTAGGCGTGGTCCGGGTTCACCACCATGTTTCTGTCCAGCGCCTCGTGCACCCACTGGTCGCAGGCTTCGGCACGCAGGATGTTGGCGTCGGTCGCGGCCGGGTCGATGGGGATGCTGTATCGCTGGCAAAAGGTCGGCACGCGATGGCCGGGCCTGTCTTCGGCGCTGTGGTAGTTGCAGCCGCAGGTGGCGCAGGTCACGTAGCCGCGCACGAATGCCATGTCTCGGCGGTGCACTGCCCAGCCTTGGGCCTTGGCGTCTCGCTCGTCCATCTGGTTCTCCCGGCCCGCAGGCCTAACACTTCGGTCAACGCGACCCGCCACGGCGGGCCGCTCCGTCACGCTTCGGGGCCGTTGGTGCGCGCCGTGTCGGGCGCGTTACCTCGGGCGTTGGGCGTCAAAATGGCGCCCACTCACGCCCGAACCTATCGGCATAGATCGCTGCGCCAGCGTCGAACATCTTGTGCATGCGCTTGCTCGTTGCCTTGTGCTTGTGCGCAAAGTTCCGCGCAAGCCTCAACACTTCACCCAGGGCGTCGTAGGCTTCCTGTTCGGTCGCTCGATCAAGGTAGTAGCGCCAAGCCTCTTCGCTTTCAAATTCCGTTCTGCAAGCCATTTCTTCCTCCGTTGTTACATGCCGCCCAACCCGGCGGTCGTGTGGGACCTCGCGCATAAAGCCGCGCGAGGCCCCACACCTATGCGTTAGGGCGCACTGCGGAGCTTCGCTATGCGCCGGTTCCAAAAATCGGCGTTGCTACGCACAGACTCAACCGACCATCTATCGTGATCCGGGAATGGCTCATCTAACCGGGCCGGGTGAAGCATCATGCGAATCCCCTTTGAGTAGACCTGACGGATTCGCTCTTGTTGTACCCCGTACTTGTCCGCAACGCTCTTGTAAGTGGTTCCGGAAACTATCTCAGCGCAAACGTCTGCGATCATGTCTTCCGTCCAGCGCCGTTTAACCGCTTTCGGCGCGGAGTGCTTCTGAATGCACCTTTCTGCCACGTCGCGGGTCTTGTGAAAGTGCCCTTCGACAGTGCATGTCCAATGGGTGACCTCTATCAGTGTTGTGGTTTGTGCCGTTTTCATCTCATTCCCTTTGAGTGCGCCCTAACAATTCATTCAAGCCGACGCCGTTCCGGCGCGGCTCAATTCAGGCGTTAGGCAACAGGCGTGTATCCATCCTCAAACGCCTTGGCCGGCGAAAACGACTTGTAGCCGTCCTTATAGACCACGTAGTAGCCGCCGACTTCGGGCTTGTGTTTCGCCACGTATTCCGGCGACATCGGCACCTTGTCGTAACCTTCTTCGGCCGGCTGGAAATACACCCCGCCATGTTGGTCGCCAACAATTCCGGCAATCTTCAAAGCCCACACTTTCTTGTGGCATTCGTACTTCGGCATTTCGCGTTGTGCGTTCATTTCAACCTCCTAAAGCGGCATTGCTGCCAAAAAGTTGCAAGTTGCAAGTTGCCTAACATTGCGGTCAACCGGCCTCCGCGCTTCGCCGGAACTCCGTATGCGTCGCGTATGTGCTGCATACTCATTTCGGCGCTTTCTCAGGGATGATCTCGCGGGCGTAGCGGTCGAACACGAATCCACGCCACGGCTCCAGTGCGATAAACACGCCGCAATCCTGTATCTCGGCCAGCCCAGTGTCATCAGGATGAGGATCGAAAACAGGAACGCCATCGACACCAACGACGGCGTGAAGACAATCATTCCGGCGGGTCGTGGTCCCGCCAATCTCATGGTGACATCCGGATATCCCGAAGTCTCCGCAAGCCGTCTCGAAGTCCCGGAGTTGGATGTACGCGAGGCCGTGCTTGCGCAACCAGCGGTTTACGTCGTGTCTCCACGAGGGTCCGGTGAAGATCGGAACCATTTCGATTCGCAAATGCAGCAGGGAGGCGAGAACAGCAGAGAAGCAATTCCCGTCCACCCCAGCCTCTGGATTGTGCAGAACCGTCTGTTTTGTCTTGATCACTTCGCATCCTCTGGATACTCGTCATGCAGCATGCCGTCGAGCAGGCGGCCGGCGGCTTTCTTTCCAAACCGGAACACGCCTTCTGCCGGACAGAAACCGGCGGCTGTCCCGTAGTAAATGTGCGCTTTTTCGATAAGTCTCGCGTCTATTTTTCCGTGCAGAAGCGTGTCTTCCTGTGGAGACCACTCTCCCCACTGCTTGAACAAGAATGGAACGCCTGCAGCCTTGCACTGGTCGCGCAACGATCGGAACCAGTCGGGATGCGTCGGCCTCGCCTTTGGTCCGGACTCGCCGCCGGCGACGACCCAATCGAGCGTATCCACCCTCGGGCCATCACACGCCGATGGCCCGCACGCCGTGTAGCCGTTGAGCGCATCAATGGTCACCGGGTATCCGCACTCGGAGCAGTGGGGCGATCCGTACCCATGCAGGTGCGGAAGTGCGTGCAGTTCAATCGGCCCAAGCAACGGCTCCGCACTGATCCATCGCACCGCTGCCGGCGTCTGAAGCAGCAAGGGAATGCGCTCGTCCGCCGTTGCCTGGTCCTCGACGCTGACGCCGAGCCAGACGTTGGGTAGGGGCCAGTCCGCATCAGAATGAGTGTGGATGTGCATCAGGTCGTCTACGAGGTCGGAGAAGCCCGGATTGTCGAGCAGCGCCAGCATCCGTGCTGGGCGTTTGGTCAGAGCTTGATATGTATGGTCTGGTGTCGCCGCCATTACTGCGAAAACCTGAGCGAGGAACTCGTCCGGGATGTCCTCGTGAAACAGGTCCGACATGCTGTTCACGAAAATCCTGCGCGGCCTTTTCCACCGCAGCGGCTGGTCAAGCCGTTCCGGATGGCACTCAACGTCTGTGAACGCCCGACCATGGTACGCCGGAAGATGAACCAGCCGCGCCCAATCGCGCTCGGCATAGCAGTTCTTGCAACCCTGGCTTACCTTGGTGCATCCGGTAACAGGGTTCCAGGTGGCATCGGTCCACTCGATTCTTGAAATTTCACCCATAGATTTATTCCTTAGGCCAATAGCACCCTGGAGGCGCGTCGACTTCGTGCCCGGCTGCAAGCGCAGCCTCAATTGACTCGCGCAGCCCTTGGCTTCCTGATCCTCCGACAGCTTCGACAAGCGCCTGATAAGCGGCTTCTGTTTTTCCTTGGCGCCATTCGGCTGTCATTCACAGCAAGCCGCAAGCGAGTTTGGCCGCCGCTCCAATAGCATCTGCATCAGTGGCGGATGGCAAATGCTGCGATGCTTTCCTTGTCAGCGCTTCAGGCATCGCTGCGTCAACAGCAGCATCGACGCTGTTACCGTCTGCGGCTCTCATATGGGGAGGAACATAGATTTTCACGACAGATAGCCTGTCGTCGTTCAGTGCGGAATCTAGCGTTGTCGTGAGCAGAATCCGCGTGACATTTGTGCGCAGCCAACGATATCGACCAGCGTCTCGCAGAAACTTTCGCAACACGCAATCGTCGATTACGACAGGACATGCAAGGCTATCCGGGTAGTCGTGCCCGTCGCCCTGCCAGTGCCAGCACTCGCCGGCCTCAGTGCGCGCAATCAGGCGATGCGTGGCCTGTAGTCTGTCAAGAGCATTTGCAGCGTCATCGATTTCCCCGGCAACAATTTCTGCGCGCGCCTCGCCGCTGCGCAGAAGCTCGGCGCACCTTCTCAAATTCGCGGTATTCATTCCGCATCCTCAAAGACAATTCGCGGGAACGCCTTCCCGATCTGCACGCACCGGTAGAGCACAACCTCGCCGCCGATGGCTGCCGCGTCATCGATGGCAAGCTGACGGGCCGCGTCGATGGTCATGTCGCGCAGCGGCCAGGCGGACAGATGCGCCTGGCCGGATCGGCAAATTGCGTATTGCTCCGGCGGAGGCTCAGGCTCTGTGGCGAAAATGGAAACCACGTTGTCCGGCATGCTTTCCGGAATAGGATCAACGCTCGTGGCGACGGGCTCGACTGCTTGCGTTTCCTCCACCGACCTGGCGCCAGACAATTCCTCTGCCGCTTTGCGGCAGCGCTCCGCGAGATAACCGCGGCCGGCTGCAGTGATTTTGTAGGCAAGCGTGTTCGTGATGTCGTCCCGGCATTTCGTGATTAGCCCATCGGTAACGGCGTGGTTGGCATTATCGCGCGCCTGCGCCGGTGACAAGCAAGCCGCGGCCGCAAGCTCGGAAACCGGCATCAGACCGTACTCGGCAAGCGCTCGGAGAATCTTGGCCCTGGCGCCATTTTGGTTTGTTGCAGACATGGCTTTACCTCCTTGGTGCTATCGCATCGTGTGAGTAATGATCCGGCATCCGGGCTTGCAAACGACCTTTTGGAATCCGTGCGCCGTGCGCTGTTTGTCGTCGCTGATTGCTTCTTCATCTTCCTCGTCGCCGCCGGCAGCCGCGGCGGCATCCGCGGCGGCTGCTGCCCTGTTGCGCGCTTTCACGGCGTTCGTGGTTAGCTGCATGTGCGACGCTTTGTCGCGCAGCTTTGCAGGAGACACGCCAAAGCGCTCGGCGAGCCTTGTGGCCGGGATGGTGCCATACAGGCAGCAAAGCTCGCGTTCCTCTTCGGCGGTCCAGCGCTTGTATTTTTGCTGGTTCGGCTGGGCTGGGTTGCTGCTCATGCGGACCGCTCTTGCTGCGAGTGACAAAATCCAATCTGATACAAAACGTCGTCGAGCACTTCGTGCAGTTCCTCGACGGATTCGGCAATGACGTCCACGTCGGACACGAGGCGCAATTGTTCCTGGAAACTGCGGAATTCGTTGCGGTTGCTACGTGGCGCCCCGGGGCGGACGATGCGCAGGAGCTTGCCGCCGTGCGTTCGCAGGGAGTTGGCTTCGTGCAGGAATCGCACGTCGGAAACCACGAAATTACGCAGGCCATCGCAGCGCTTGTGTTGAATCTCCCTGAGTACTTGCCATGACCAGATGTCTTTGCAGACATGATCTTGTCCCCACGCTGTCCCCAGCGACTCCATCAACTCAACCGGCGTCTTGCCGCCAAGAAAGGCACTTGGAATCTCCTTGCGCTCCGGCGAAAAGTCATCATCAGTCAGCCCGAGCATGGCCTTGAGTCCAGCGCGAATGGGATCCGCAAACGCGAGTCGATGAAATCCGTGAACGGCGACAAGGTAATTCGCCGCGGTGTCTTTGCCGTTGAACGGCTGGCCTGTCAAGCCAAGTATCATGAGTTGTTGCTCCTCAAAGCGTTTCGATTGGCCCTGTCGGCGTGGGCAGACGCAAGCCGTTTCGCCGATCGTGCAGTGACTGCTCGCTGGCGTCTGCTTCTGCGCGCTTGGCGTCGATGCGGTGAATCTCCGACATCCAGTAGCTGACGTCCTCGAGAGACAAGCGCACCTGGTCGGCCGCATGCTGACGCGCCTGTTGCAGATCGTGCTGGTGGATGCGCGCGGCAGGAATGCGCAAGCCAAGCCCAACGCGCAAGGCCAGCCGGCAGGCGTTGTGGATTGCCCTGCCGAGCGTCTGCAACGGCGAGGCGCCTCGCCTGCGGCTTGGCCGCGCTTGCATGCTGTGGTCGTTGTAGTGGCTCATGCGTCGGCCCCATCAAAGACCGGCCGCGTTGCGCGAAATCCGACCATGGAATACTGGCCATTCAGCAGCGCGGCATACAGCGCAAACGCTCCGGCGTCTTTCCCGCTGCGGCATCCGCCGCCCCGGATCAGCCCGCGGTCGTCCCAGACCAACCTTGCCGACCCGGCTTTTGGGAAAATGCCCATTCCATCGGCGCGCGGATCGCACGGCGCCGTGGTGACGCTCGGGGAGTCCGGCTCCACAACTCCGGCAACGCCTTCCGGGCCGCCTTGGATGTCGTCGTACACCCACGACCAGGCGTTGCCGCCGAAGTCGCACAGCTTTTGCCCGTTGGACAAGGTTTTCCAGCGCGCTTCCGATTCGTCGTCGGGCTGGTACATGCCAGACGCCGGAGACAAGATGCTGCGCTTGCGCAGCCCTTGCTTGAGCTTGCCGAGCCCAAACTTGCCGCCAGTCCAATTGCAATTCTGGCCCGCCGCATCGTGAGCGATCGCCAGCCATTGCCGCTCGGTGATCAGCGACCAGCCTGCCGCCCGGCAGGCGGCCAGGGCGCCGAAGTAAAAAACGCGAACCCAAGGCGCGCTGCCGACGTGCGAGCCAGCGCGAGGAACGCGCGACTCCGGATCCTGGCAGCAAAGGAAGCGCGAAACCTCGAACGATTGAACGACAAGCCCGCCAGGCAAATGCGTGGTTGGCACGCGGGTAAAAGCATGATCCATTCGTTTTTTCCCTTCGCAGTTTGTAGGTTGCCGGTACTCTCCCGGCTTGTCGCGGGGCTTTCGTTTTCCCGTTACGCCAGCCGTCTGCAAAAGTCGCTGGTCACTCCTGCGGCATCCGCCCCGTGCTTTGGGCTTCCTCGCGCATTTTTTCCGGCCGCGTCAGTTTTCCCGCTGACCGATAAACCTTAAAAAGACGACCGAAGACCCGCGTCGTGCCGGGTGCAGCCGGAAACGTTTCACGAATCGCCTCCTTCGTGCCGGGTGCAGCCGGAAACGTTTCACGAATCGCCTCCTTCGCGCCGGGTGCAGCCGGAAACGTTTCACGAATCGCCTCCTTCGTGCCGGGTGCAGCCGGAAACGTTTCACGAATCGCCTCCTTCGCGCCGGGCGCGCTGCTCGCGTTGCGCAATGTGCTTGCCTTCGCCGATCCCGGCATAGAAGGCGTCCCGCCGCGGATCGCCGGGCTTGTACTCGTGCTTGATCGGGTGCGACGCAAACACGTACAGCAAAAACGCTTTGACTCCTGCCTTGTACTGATCCGACCGCGCTTCCCGGCCGCTCGGGAACGCTTCGGCGGCAAGCCGCTCGGCAAGAAGAACGCCGCCGGGTTGATCGATGTGGGGCATGTGGTGGCTCCGTGTTGGGTTGATGAATGACACAATACCCGTTTATGGGTGTCGTGTCAATCCGTAAATGGGTAGTTCGAGCGAAAAAAAAGCCGCCTTACAGACGGGCACCTTCCAACGGCCTGGCGATTGCTACCGGACCAGGCTGCTCAACCGCTCGGCTACGGAAATGGTGACGAGCACAAACAAGGTGATGATGACCGCCGCGGGAATGAGGGCGAACGCCAGCTTGACAAGTAGCGAGACCATCGACCAAAAAGCCATGTGAACGTCGGTGACGATGACGCGCGCCGGGCGGTCTTCTGGCTTCCCAGAAGCCGGCAACCCCGGCGCCGCCTCGATTCGCCAGAGCGTCTCCGCCGCCCTGCCGTCCGCGGTCCGGACGTCGACGGCTGGCGCCTCTTCCTGAGCCGGGAAATTGCCCGCCGGGAAGCCCTGATCTGGAGCAAGCCGGGATCGCCTTGGGGGGGGTGTCTGACTATCCATTGCGGAACCATATCACTTCTCGTGACATTTGCAGCCCTTGATCGCGCGCAGTCGAGTCCGGGTTAGTCGTTTCTCTCGCTGCGCGGCCCGAAATCCTTCTTGCGCGACGCCTTTCTGGCCAGGTCAAGCAGTATCTCTCGCACCTCCTGTGAGGCGTCTCGATAGCCTTGCAGGAGCTCGCGCTCATCAATCGGAGGCTCATGCACCGCCAGGACCGTTACCGGGGCCGCTGGCCCATACGCCTCATCCGGATCCACGAGCAAGTCCTTGGCCGAGCGCCTGAACGCCTTGGCAATCAGATCGAGATTCTGGACGGTCAGATTGCCATCCGCATTGCGCGCGCGCTGAACGGTGCCAAACCCGACGCCGGCAGCTTTGGCCACTTTCCCGAGCGTGTCGCGGCCTGGATAGGATGCCATCAGCCTGATCAAGTTGCCGCTGATGATTTGCGCAATAGCCATTTGCGGATAGTCGCAAATGCGCAAATCAATGTGTGGGTATTGCGCTGACCCACATATGGGTATAGGATGCGCGACCATGATCACCTCCACACCAATCTACGAATTTGTGATGGCCAAACTACGGGCCAAGACCATACCCCAGCGCACGGTCGCTGCCGGCAGTGGCGTCCCCTACTCGACCCTGACAAAGATCGCGCAGGGCAGCATCAAAGACCCGAGCGTGCACCACGTGCAGCGCCTCGCCGACTACTTCGCCAAGCAGGCGCCGGCCAGCCAGGCCGACCACATCGAGCAACAGCAGTCCGCCGCATGACGCCCACAACCCATCTCCTCCCACCGCCAGGCGAACTCTCCGCGCCTGTGCGGCTTCTGTCCCTCTCCGCGTCCTGACAGACGCGGGGAGGGCTTTTTTTCACCAAGGACACATCGCGTGCTCAACGACTCGAGAAGGCCGGGCACCGATCTGGCCGATCTGTCCGGCACGGATAAACGATAGCCCGCCACCGGTACGAAGGCTGTCCGGATTTTTCGTACAGCCACGTACAAGCCACGAAAGGACCGACCATGCAACAGGCCTTGTTCCACGAATCAATCCATGACGCCCTTCGGGAAGTCATCCGCGCCGCCGGCGGCTCCAAGGTGGTCGGCTGCAAGCTCTGGCCATCGCTCCCCGTTGATCAGGCCGCGAGCAAGATCAGCGACTGCCTCAACCCAGACCGCCGCCAGCACTTCAACGAGACGGAACTGCTGCACCTGCTGCGCATCGGCCGCGAGATCGACTGCCATGCCGCAATGCACTACGTCGCGGCGATCTGTGGCTACTCACAGCCGGACCCCGTAACGCCAGCCGACGAGGTGCAAGCCCTGCAGCAGCAGTTCATCCTGGCCACCAAGGAACTCAAAGCCATGAGCCAGCGTCTGGAAGCTATCACGGCCCGCGCCAATCTCACGGCAGTCCGCTGATGGACGACGCCGACCGCGCCAAGGAAGCAGAGCAAATGCCGATCGACCTGGCGATAGCCGCCGCCCGCGCCGCTACCGCTGTACTCTCACCGGTTGGCATCTGCTATCACTGCGACGCCATCGTACCGCCCGGCTGCCGCTTCTGCGACGCCGATTGCCGCGACGACCACGAACGCCAGCAGCGAGCCGACAAGATCGCCGGCCGACGCCAATGAACCCCACCCCCCCCAGCGAAATCCACCGCGCGCGCAACCCAAACGCAACCCAACGCAACTCCCCACAGCCGAATAGCGGGTCCTACCCAGCGCTTCTGACTGCGGGTGATGCGCCCGGTGTGGCGCTAGGGTTTGGGTTTTTGGCATAGGCAACTGATGAACTGGCGAAATTACGACGACGTTTGCGAGCAGATCGCGGCTGCTGGGCTGATCATCGACCCGAAGCGCGGGCTGGAAGTCGGGACGTCGACGTTTGTGCGGTGTGCGGTCGTCGGCGATCGGGAAAAGCGGGGCTGGTACAAGCTGCATGCGCTGCCTGTCGGCGGTGGCGACGAGTTGATTGTCGGATCGTTCGGCGTCTGGTCGGCGAACGACCAGGCGCCGCAGAAGATCATCCTCAAGCGTGAGGATCGGCCGCGCATCACGCCGGAGCAGGCGGAGGCGATACGCGCGCGCCAGCTCGCCGACCGCAAGGCCGCCGATGCCGACCTGCTGCGTCGGCACGAAATCGCGGCGCGCAAGGCTGGCGGCTGGTGGCGGAAGTGCGGCGAGCTCGGCGAGAGTGCTTACCTGTCCCGCAAGGGGCTGCCGGCTGGCCGGCTGTTCGGGGCCAGGCTGTCGCCCACTGGCAATCTGGTTATCCCGGTGCAGGACGGCAAGGGTAAGACCTGGGGCCTGCAGGTGGTCTATCACGACCCGGCGATCAAGAAGCGCAAGGGAAGGGACAAGGATTTCTGCCCGGCTGGCCTGGCGAAGAAGGGCCATTTCTTCCTGATCGGCTCGCCGATGGCCGGCAGCGTGGCGCTGCTCTGCGAGGGGTTCGCCACCGGCGCCAGTCTGCACGAGGCGACAGGCCTTCCCGTGGTCGTCGCCTTCGACGCCGGAAACCTGCTGCCTGTGGCGCAGGCGGTTTGCAAGACGTACCGAGGGCTTCGCCTGCTGGTCTGTGCCGATGACGACTACCTGCAGACGTGCCGGGCCTGCTCGACATGGACGACCGTGGCGGATCCCGAGTGCTGCGCTTGCGGCGATCCGCACGGCAAGGGTAACGCCGGCGTCGAGTCGGCCAGGTCCGCGGCGCTCGCTGTTGGCGGCCACGTGGTGACGCCGATCTTCCCGGGCGAGCGCCCGACGACGCACAAGGGCCCGACCGACTTCAACGACCTCCACGTGCACCCCGATGGTGGGCTGTCGATGGTGGCGCGCCAGATCGAGGCCTCCCTATCGGCGCACGGGTGGCAGTCCGGACGGCAAGTGCCTGTCCGGGCGGCAGCGCATGAGGCGGGGGGAGGGGCCGCACCGCGTCAGCCCATGCGTGGTTTGTACTCGCTCGACGAGGCGTGCGATCGGTGGACGCTGCTGTATGGCTCCGACGGCGCGTATTTCGACGCTGTCGAGCACGTCATCGTGCGCAAGGCCGACGTCCTGGCGTTGATTCCCGACCATGCGGCGCGCGATTGGAAGCTGCGGCCGGATCGCAAGGTGGCGCGGTTCTCTGAAGTCGGCTTTGACCCAACCGAGAAAGACCAGCGCGTCGTCTGCAATCTGTGGGGCGGCTGGCCGACGACGCCGAAGGCGGGCGACTGCCAGATACTCCTGGATCTGCTGCAGTGGATGTGCTCACTCGAAAGCAACAGCCGCGAGGCATACGACTGGGCGCTGCGTTGGCTGGCCTATCCGCTGCAGCACCACGGCGCCAAGATGAAGACGACGCTGGTCTTCCACGGCATGCAGGGCGCCGGCAAGAACATCTTTTTCGACGCGATAGCCAGCCTGTACGGCGAGTACGGCGGAACCGTTGACCAGTCCGCCGTAGAGAGCAACTTCAACGACTGGGCAAGCCGAAAGCTGATGCTCATCTTCGACGAGGTTGTCGCGAGGAATGAACTCTACTTTCTGAAAAACCGCATCAAGTCGCTGATCACCGGCGACACCATCCGAATCAACCCGAAAAATCTGTCGGCCTGGCAGGAGCGCAACCACTGCAATGGCGTGTGGCTGTCCAACGAGCTGCACCCGACCGCCGTCGAGCTATTCGACCGGCGCCACTTCATGATCTGGACCCCGCAGGCATTGTCACCAGCGTTTTACAAAGACGTGGCCGCCTGCCTGGCCAATGGTGGTCGCGAAGCGCTGCATCATTACCTCGTCAATCTCGACCTCGGCGATTTCGACGAGCACAGCAAGCCGCCGATGACGGATGCCAAGCTCGCCGTCCAAGAGCTTTCCATGGGCTCGATCGAGCGCTTTTGCCGAGACTGGCTGGCCGGCGAAACGCGCTATCCCGTGTGCGCCTGCGCCTCCTGGCAAATCTATCGGGCCTATTCCCGGTGGTGCGTGTCGGCAGGCGAGAAGCCGCGCAGCCAGAACAACCTGTCGGGCTATCTGCGCAAGCAACCCGGCTGGCGGATCGACCTGAAAGACGTTTTCGAGGACTCCTTTTACTCCGGAACGCCGAGGCGCACGCGGCTGGTCATCCCGGACGAGGCGGCCTTATCGGCCCATGAGGACGGCGACAAGTACCGCAAAGCTGCAGACAAGACTGAAGCGCAATGGGCCACCGACTGCGTTTTCGCGTTCAAGGATGCGCTCGGAGGCGACGACTAGACCATGAGCGAACACAACGAACGCGGGGCGAACGCATGGGCGAACGCACGCAAACCCTTGCTGTTGCTGGCACCGAACACAACGAACGCATCAGGCGCGCGCACTACACGCGAGACGTGCACGCACAACACGGGAGGAATGCGCACATGCGTCGTCTCGCGCTACGGTATGGGTGCGTTCGGTGCGTTCGTTGTGTTCGGTGCCTGTATTGGCGCGGGTTTGCGTGCGTTCGCCCATGCGTTCGCTGCGCTGCAGGTGCGTTCGCTCGCGCGCGCCCGCCTTCTCTACTTTATTTTTTCTTGAAAAGAAGAGAGAGAGAAGTGGAAGCCAGCCAGCTCCGCGAAACCCCGGCCGCCTTTGCCCGGCGCCTCGGCGTGCACAAGAGCACCATCAGCCGAGCCATCGCTGCCGGCCGGCTGCATCTCGATGGCGGCTTCCTCGACGTCGACGCCAGCCTGCAACTTTGGCAAGCCACCAAGCCGGGCCTACGCCCTGACGTCCTGGCGCGCCACGCCGCGAAACGCGGCCAGGCCATACCGGAAGCCCACCCCGCCTCCGCAACGCCCCGTAGCGCGCCTGCGCGCCTCGGCGACAACGCGGATGCCGCTGAATACGCCGGCGACGACGTGGGAGACGCCGACGACCTGTCGGAGATCCCCGCCGACGCCGCCACCGAAACCACTCCGGCAGCCGCTGACGGCGCGCCCCGCCTCGCCGACTACACCCAGTCACTGCTGGCCTCGCAAAACGCACTCGCCAGGCTGTCGATCCAGCTCCGCACGCACAAGCGTTACCCGGCGGACGCCATGCACGACGAAGCGCAGGCGCTCGGCGCCACGCTGCGAGGCGCCCTCGAGCGCCTCGTCGACCAGACCGCCCCGCGCCTCGCCGTGCAGAGCGACCCCGGCGCCCGGCGCGCGCTGCTCGAGGAACAAGTCAAAGCGCTGGGCCGCACGCTGCGCCGCGAGATGCCGCGCGCGCTGCGCCGCCTGCGCCTGGCGGGAAAGAAAACGGCATGACCACGCCGAACAGAGCACGTCTGTTGATACGTGATACCGATGGCAGATCGGGGCGGGGCGGCTTCGGCCGCCACGATAACCGCACCTTTCACAGAGCCAGCGCCCGGACCTCTGATCAATCTGCCTATCCGGGCACCCTTTCCTGCGGGCCGCTGCGATGAGCGCGCCCGCCAAACCACTGCGCCAGGCCATGCCGCGCGTTGCCGAGTTTGTCGACGCCGCGCGCGAGGCCTTCGGCGCCCCGGCCGTCGATCGCGCCATCCGCAACGGCCTGGCCGGCGGGACCGACTTCTACGCCAGCGAAGCCGGCCGCACCGTTGGTCACCTGCCCGCCGCGCCGGGCGCCAGTTTCAGCTTTGACGATCTGCAAATCACCATCCCCAGCAAGGAAGCAAGACCATGATCCCCGCCTCCACCGTGATCCACGCCGAGCCGCCGCACCCATGCGTGGGCTGCCGACACCTCGCCCAAGAGCGCAGCAAGCCCAGCGGATATGACCGCAATCACCCGCTCCGCTGGTGCCTGCTCCACGTCACCCACTTCGCGCGCTGCGGGCTCTACGAAAAGCCGCCCGCCGGCAATCCCTCCCACCTCTCCAGCCTCATGACCCGATAGGCCAGCCATGACCACGATATCCGTGCGCCTCGAAGGCTTTTCCGCCCTGGCCGCCAGCCTCGGCGAGCAGGCCAGACAAATCCCCTTCGCCGCCTCGCAAGCGCTCAACGCCACTGCCCGCACCATCCGCGCCGCCACGCTGGCGGAGATGGCCGCCAACTTCGACCGCCCGACGCCGCTGGTGATGAAAAGCCTGTTCATCGCCCCGGCAACGAAGGCTAAACTGCAAGCCGCCGTCTACCTCAAGGATCGCGAGATCGGCGGCAAGAACAGCCGATCCATGGCCGAAATCCTCGGGCACCAGTTCGCCGGCGGAACGCGCCTGCGCAAGCGCATGGAGACCGCATTCACCGAGGCCGGCCTGATCAGCCTCGGCGAGTACCTGGTGCCCGGCCCGGATGCCAAGCTTGACCAGTACGGCAACCTGTCGCGCGGCCAGACGCAGCAGATTTACGCCGCCCTGCGCCTCTTCCGCGACCCCTACCAGAACGCCACGCAGAGCGCGCGCAGCCAGCGCCACGCCAAGGCCGCCGGGCGCATTTTCTGGTCAGACGGCAAAGGCGCCAACAAGCGCCGGCGCGGCCTGTGGGCCACCGACGCGCGCGGCTTTCCCAAGCTCCTGATGCTGGTCATTCCGACGCCGGTCTATCAGCGGCGAATCGACATGGATCGCCAGTCCGCGACGATCGTCGCCAGCGACTTCAGCGCCCACTTCGACTCCGCGCTGAAGAAGGCGATGGCGACGGCTCGCTGAAATCCGAAGGTGGACATTGAATGAGTTGGAGCTATTTGCCGGAGGAGGGGGCGGAATCTACGGAAGCCTGCTGCTCGGACACACTACCGTCTGCGCTGTGGAAATCCTTGACTACAACCGCCGCGTGCTGCTGCAACGACAGCGCGACGGAGTCTTCCCACGATTTCCGATCTGGGACGACGTGCGCACATTCGACGGCCGGCCATGGCGCGGACGTGTCGAAATCGTGTCCGGCGGATTTCCGTGCACAGACATTTCACTGGCCGGGAAGGGCGCAGGGATTGATGGCGAGCACAGCGGACTGTGGAGAGAAATGGCGCGCATCGTTCGCGAGGTTCGACCGAGATACGTCTTCGTGGAGAACAGCCCAGCGCTCATTACTCGGGGACTCGGAAAGGTGCTCGGTGATCTGGCCGCGCTCGGGTATGACTGTCGGTGGACATGCCTATCCGCTGCCGACTGCGGGGCTCCGCACAAGCGGGACAGAATCTGGATTCTTGCCTACACCTACGAAAACGGACGCGAACGGACGGACGTACCACTACGGCAGAGGCCGCAAGGAGAACGCCACTCCGTCGCTGGTGGGTGTTGTGAAACTGCTCCCGACGTCTGTGGCCACAGACTGGAAGGGGCAATACACCTGGGAGACAGTCAAGCGACGCATGGCGATGACTCAGGGAGTGAGGTTGCCACAAGAGTTAGTGCGAATGGCTGGCAAGGCGATCACCCCGAACCCGGACTTTTGGGAGTGGATGATGGGCTGGCCAATTGGAAGCAGCGCATTGCAGCCGTTGGAAATGGCCAGGTTCCAAGAGTTCGTGCAGCAGCATGGCGGATTCTGACCGCTGGCGCGCATTGAAATGACCACCGCCACCCTCACCGAACTCCAGACCGAGCGCGCGCGCCTCAAGGCGCTCGACGCTCGACGGGAGCTTGACGAGGCCACGGCACAGACGCGGCGCGCGGATGATCTGCTGCGCGCGGCGCTTGCCGTGCGGGCCCTGCTGGCGGATGTCCTGCGCACGGTGCCGGCGCGCCTCGCTCAGGCGATCGAAGGCGAGCAGGACGAGACCCGGGTGCACTACCTACTGTCGGACGCCGTGCATACCCTGCTCGACGACATCGGCCGGCGCGCTGAAGCGGCGAGCAGCGCGCTACCCGAGTTCGGCGCGCGCTTTCGCCGTGGCGCCCGGCCGCGCTCGCTGCAGACCGTCTCCCAGTGGGCGGACAAGCAGCGCTGGCTGATCGCCGGCACCAATGCGCCAGGCAAATGGCGGACCGACCTCACCCCCTACTTGCGCGACATTCAGGACGACCTATCCGAGCACTCCCCGGTGCGCACCGTCGTGTTCATCAAGTCATCCGGCGTCGGCGGTACTGAGGCCATGTTCAACTGGCTCGGCTACTGCATGCACCACCTGGGCAACCGCGACATGCTGGTCGTCGTGCCGTCGCTCGAACTGCGCGACCGCTCATTCAATCCGCGCCTGTCTAAGATGATCGGCGAGAATCCTCCGCTCGCCGACCTGGTCAGCCGGGCCTCGCGCAGCAGCGCCAACCGCGCCGACATCCTCGAGTACGGCGCCAACGCCAGGATCATCAAGGCAGGAGCCAACAGCGCCGACTCGCTGCGCTCCGACCACCTGCCGTACGTGATCTGCGACGAGGTGGACGCGTACAAGTGGGACGTCGGCGGGGAGGGCGACCCGATGACGCTGATCGAGAACCGCCAGCGCACCTTCTCGCGCGCAAAGACCTTTCTCGTCTCGACGCCCACCAATGCCGACGAGAGTCGCATCGACCAGGCTTATCAGCGCAGCGACCGCCGGCGGTATCACGTGCCGTGCCCGCACTGCGGCGACTTCCATCACCTCAAATTCAGCAATCTCAAGTACCGCACCGAGGTGGCCGAGTCGCCCACGCCTGGCGCCGCTGAAGCCAAGGTCGTCGTCGACGCCTGGTACGTCTGCGAATCCTGCGGAGCCGAGATCCTTGAAGGCGAAAAGCCGACCCTTCTCGCCCGCGGCCGGTGGATCGCCGAGCGCCCGCGCGTCAAGCTGGTGCGGGGCTATCACATCAGCTCGCTCTATGCTCCGATCGGCCTCGGGCTGGGCTGGCGCCAGATAGCGCAAAAGTGGGTGGACGTGCAGGGCGACACCGCCGCGCTGAAGGCTTTCGTGAACACGTACCTTGGCGAGGTCTGGCGCGAAGAAGGCGATGGCGCCGACGCCGCCAGCGTACTCGCTCGCGTCGAGCCCTACACCCTGGAAACGCTGCGCACCGCCCGCAAGGTCCGCCGACTTACCGCCGGCGTGGACGTCCAGAAGGATCGCCTGGAATGCTCGCTAGTTGCCTGGGGCAACGGCGAGGAGGGCTGGCTACTCGATCATCAGATATTCCCCGGCGACACGGCCACGCCCGGCCCGTGGGACGACCTTGACGAGTACCTGCGCGACGCGCGCGTCGCCATGGTGTGCGTCGACGCGGGCTACAACACGTCGATGGCCATGGCGTTTTGTGCTGGCAAGCGCTGGGCTTTGCCGACCAAGGGCGTCACCGGCATGGGCCGCCCATTGATCGAGGACGAGCGCCGCCGCAAGATGCGCCTGCGCGTGCGCCGCAAGAAGGGGCAGCCGATCGAGCCGCTCGGCGTCGATCAAGCCAAGTCGCTCATCTATGCGCGCCTCAAGCT